GGTATGTTAACAATTGCAGAGAATAGTGACCATCCAAGAGCATATGAAGTAGTAGGTCAATTAATCAAAGTAACAGGAGAGATGGCTGATAAATTAAGAGATTTAAAATTAGAGAAAGAAAAAATAGAAGTAATGAAGCAGAAGGCCGAGGGGTCAACTAATGTGACTAATAATGCAATTTTTCTAGGTAGTACAAAAGAACTCCAAGAATTAATGAAGAAAAATAATGAGTGAAGAACTTAAAACATATTTAAGAAATCCAAATTTAAAAGCAAGTAATGTCAAGGTAGGTTTTACACAAGAACAAATAAAAGAATATATTAAATGTAGTAAAGATCCAAAATATTTTATTGAAAAATATATTCAAATTGTTTCACTTGATAAAGGTCTTGTTCCTTTTAGACTTTGGGATTTTCAAAAGAGAATGGTAGATACATTCCATGATAACAGATTTTCAATTTGTAAATTACCAAGACAAAGTGGAAAATCAACAACCATTCTTGCATATCTTTTACATTGTGTTTTATTTCAATCTGATATTAATATTGCAATATTAGCAAATAAAGGTTCATTAGCGAGAGAGTTATTAGGAAGATTACAATTAGCATATGAACATCTTCCAGCTTGGTTACAACAAGGTATTAAAGTTTGGAATAAGGGTAATATAGAGTTAGAAAACAATTCAAAGATAATAGCAGCTGCAACGAGTTCAAGTGCAGTCCGTGGTGGTTCATATAACATTATATTTCTTGATGAGTTTGCGCATGTTCCATCGCATTTTGCTTTATCCTTTTTTAATTCTGTATATCCGACAATTTCATCTGGTAAGAATACAAAAGTATTAATAGTATCAACCCCAAATGGGATGAATTTATTTTATAAGATGTGGGTTGATGCAATAGAACAGCGCAGTAATTATCAACCAGTAGAGATTAATTGGAATGATATTCCTGGTAGAGATGATAAGTGGAAAGCAGATACAATTGCAAACACATCACCAGAGCAATTTGAGCAAGAGTTTGAATGTGTATTTCAAGGTTCAATAGATACACTTATAAACCCAAAAATATTAAAAACATTAGCACATAGAAATCCAATTAGTAGTAATGATGGTTTTGATATTTATGAATATCCAGATGATGAAAAAATATATGCGATATGTGTTGATGTTGCTCATGGAAAAAGATTAGATTATTCAGCATTTGTTATAGTTGATATAACACAATTACCATATAGAATAGTAGGTAAGTTTAGAAATAATATTATTACTCCATTAGCGATGCCTTCATTTTTATATAAAATAGCAAGGCAATATAATGAAGCAACTTTATTAATAGAAGTTAATGATGTAGGTCAACAAGTTGCAGATGCAATGAATTATGATTATGAGTATGAGAATTTATTTGTGAGTTCAGTAAAAGGCAGAAAAGGTCAAATATTAGGTGGTGGGCATTCAAATAATATACAACTTGGTGTAAGAACCACAGCACAAGTTAAAAGAATGGGTTGTTCCACATTAAAATCTTTAATTGAGGATAAGAAGTTACTTATTGAAGATTTTGATATAATCACAGAATTATCATCATTTGTTCAATATGGAAATTCATATAGAGCAGAAGATGGTGAGCATGATGATTTAGTAATGTGTTTAGTTTTATTTGCGTGGTTAATTGACCAGAGATATTTTAAAGAAGTTACTGACCAAGATATTAGAAAGACTTTAGAAGAACAAAGAATGAAATATATTGAAGATAATATGACACCATTTGGAGTTATTGATGATGGAATACAGTATGATCAAGATGATTCATATTTTGAAGATGGTGACCAATGGATGGTTGTTCCATTACCAGATTATAAGTTAGAGTAGAAAAACCGAAAATTATAAATAATATATAACTACGGTTGGTTAAGGTAAGCGGTGACGCAGGACCTTCTAAAGTAGTTCAAACAAATAGAAGAGGATCAACCTCGGAAATGAATTTAAATTCATAAGAAGGAGTATAACGATGGCATTTCAAGTATCGCCGGGAGTATTAACTACCGAAAAAGATTTAACTACCATTGTACCTAATGTATCTACATCAATTGGTGCAGTAGTAG